TGAACTCCTTGCCCTTCGGGCAATTCAAATCTTTTCTAAAGATTTGAATTGGAGTTCAGTATCAATCATCCTTGACCGGGCAGCGGATATTCTTCCCCGCCCGCACAGTTTCAAAGCGTAAAAAGCACACAGCATCCTCCTATTTTGCCCCCTTTGTCCAGAGAGGATGCTCTCACCGTCAGCTCTTTGCAATTCAACCAGAGCATCCCTCACTCTTCCAATTCCTTCCGCAGCTTTTGCAGCGCCCGCTTTTCGATTCTGGACACATAACTCCGGCTGATCCCCGTAATGATCGCCACCTCCCGCTGCCGCTTCGGCGGCTTTCCATTCAGTCCATACCTCAATACGACCACCTCCCGCTCCTGTTCCGTCAAACAAGACCGAATCGCCCGATGCAGCTGTTCCGCGCTCTCCCGGGAGGACACCTGTTCCAGCAGATCGCCGTCCTCGCTGACCACATCCATCAAGGAAAGCGCCGCCCCATCGGTACCGGTCTCGATATAATCGGACAGCGAAACATCCTGCGCACTCTTCTTCTGCCCCCGAAAATACATCAGTATCTCATTTTCTACGCACCGGGCAGCATAGGTAGCAAGTCTCGCCCCCTTGCTGGCATCGAATGTCGTGATCCCCTTGATCAGCCCAATCGTCCCAATGGAAATCAAGTCCTCCTGGTCGGCGGTTTGTGCGTAGTATTTTTTAGACTGGTGATGCCTGCGGTGTGCTTGAGCGGTGTATAGACGGCCTCATATGTGCTGCCCAGCTTCAGAAAAATGTCGAGATGAATGGCATCCTTGGTGCTTTCCTTCTTGACAACAACCTTATCCAGAATCGTCGCCACCAGCGCCGTATCGATTTCCCCGGTGAAGCGCAACGCCTCGTCCAGCGCTTGCCGGATGGCCGGGATGTCCAGTTCCTCAGAAGACTGATTTTCTTCTTCCTGCCGGATGGCCGTCAGTTTTCCACGGCACTCCAGAATCTGGACGTTGAAGGCATCGTTGCGCTCCTTGAATTCTTCTACCGTCAATGCACCGGCAATGCTCAAATCCAGCAGCCGATTTTTCTTTCGCTCCAGATCATCCATCTCATTTTCCACCTGACAGCGGAGCTTGCCATAATCCACTTCTTTGGGAATGTTGGTCAGCACCGTCACCAGAGAATCGATAATTTTCTGCTTATCCCGAATCAACTCCTTGAAAATGTCGCTGAGGATAAAATCCAGGTCACTGCTGCGAATCTGTGGTGCCGAGCAGGCCGCCCTTCCGTGGCTGCGGTAAACCTTGCACTGCCATACCTCCTGCTGCCCATTTTTTGTTTGAATCACCTGTCGGTGAAAGGTGGTTCCGTGTTCCTCACAATAGATTTTTGTGCTGTAGGGATAGCGATTGTGAAAGCTGAGGCCGCTGCTGCGTGACTTCATTTCTTCTCTCCTTCTCCTGTACAGGGCGTTGGCCCGATTCCACAGTTCTTCGGAAACGATGGCCGGTATAGATGGGTCCGGGTACGTCACCCACTCGCTTTCGTCCAGCAAAACATTCCGCTTTGTCCGGTAATCCACACTCTGGCTCTTATTTCCGCAGTACCAGCCCTTATATTTTGGATTTTCCAGAATATGCCGGATGGTCAGGGTATTAAAGGCGTTCCCCTCCCGGCTGGTGTAGCCCAGCTCCATCAGCCTTTTGGAAATCGTGCGGGTTCCAAGACGCTGGTTTCCGTAGAGATCAAAGATAATGCGGACGATCTCCGCTTCCTCCTCATTGACGGTCAGAACGCAGTCCTTTTTATCGTAGCCATAGAGCTTGTCGTTGCCCAGCACATGGCCGTTCTTGATAGCCTGCCGAAAGCCAAATTTCAGCCGTTCCGACAGCTTCCGGATTTCATCCTGAGCAACACCCGCCATAATCACCAGCCGGAACTCGCTGTCCGTGTCCAGTGTGTTGATATTGTCGTTCTGAAAAAACACACCCACATTGTAATCCAGCAGTTCCTGCGTATATCGGATGCTGTCCAGAGTCGATCTGGAAAACCGGGAAATCTCCTTGGTAATGATGAAATCAAACATCCCCGCCTTTGCATCCCGGATCATGCGATTAAAATTGTCCCGCTTCTTCGTAGAGCCGCCGGAAATGCCCTCATCCACATACCCCGGTACAAATCTCCAATTTGGTCTGCTTTGAATCAACTCCGTATAATATTGCACTTGATTTTCCAGAGAATTGATCTGTTCATCCTGATCTGTGGACACCCGGGCATAAAATGTCACCCGAAGTGGCATGTCGTAAAACGACCTGCCATTCCGCATTTCAGCGCGGATTTTCCGAACTTCCATCAGCATCCTCCCCGTTCCGGAAAAAGGGCGGCAAATCCAATGTGCCGAGAACTTTCTCACGCGCCCTGCCGCAAACATCCCCCGAAATCAGGCCTCTGTCCAGAAGCGCCTGCAGCAGAACACACAAAACATCCTTCTGTACCTCATCCATATGCGCTCACCTCGTAACACCATATGAGCGCTGTTTCCCATCATGCTGTCGGCCTTATACTGAACTTCAATTAAAATCTTTAAAAAAGGTTTTCAGATAGACCCTAAAACGCAAAAATTCCCAGGGCTTCAAGCCCTGGGAATTCCGCGTATCAATAGATCACATGCAGCCATTTCCGTTTGTCCACGACAACGTACTTATGTCGGTCGATATACTCAATGATCATCTGAGAAATTTCCGTCGGCTGATCCTTTACCAGCCTGCACTTTGCGTAGAACGGATACCCGCCCGTACCGGTGGCCCGGTAGTTGTTCATGCACAGTGTCAGCGTCCGGCCTTCTTCCAGCTCTTTGCCTTCATACACCATGGATGTGACCCGGTCACCCACCGGCCGACGGACGTCCATCGTCACTTCCAGACTGGACAGATAGTCAAAGTTATAATGCTGAACAATGGGCTTGAGGAAGCTCTGCCCCACCTGTAATTTCCCGGCTTCATCCAGTTCAAAGTATTCCGCACAGCGTTCCAGCCCGGCCTTCAGCACCCGGCGATCCACCTGAAGGGTTTGCAGCGTGTTGGGGAACACGTAGGTGGCCACCACGTCACGGATGGTGACCTGCTTATTAAAGCCCTTCACCACATTGGCAAGGCTGGTGACGGAAAGGTCTGCGCCGGAGGCTTCCAGCTGCACCTGATTAAAGAAATTGGCAATCAGGGAGCCGTTTTCCGCCATCTCCATATGATCTCCGGGCAGCAGCGGGATATCCAGCTCTCCAAGGGGCTGATCCAGAAAAACAGCATTCTGCGCATCCAGCGGCGCCAGAAATGCCGCCAGACGTTCATCGGGCTTTCCGGGTTCAACCAGCCGGGAATGGGCGGTCACGTCCCCATCCGCCGACACTTCCGCATCCATCCGGACGTACTGCCTGCACCGATCCGGGGACTGACAGGCGTAAGTGCCAAAGAGCTGCAAGCCCGCCTTGGCCTGATGCTGGTGTCCCGTCAGCAGAATGTCAAAATCCAGCTCCCGGCAGATCCGGTAAGCCTGATTTTCGCCGGTGCCAGAGAGAAGCTCCCCGGTGGTCAGATCATTTTCAAAACCGCCGTGGTAAATGCAGACCGTAATGTCCACACCCGCCTGTTTCAATTCCTCCAGCGCGGCCGCCGCAGCGGGGAAAGCCTCGTGAACCTTGATACCCACCAGATTCTCCGGCTTCTCCCACAGATTGACAAAATGAGTGGTGACGCCGGTAATGCCCACGCGCAGACCGTTTTCCAGCGTGACCACAGCAGTCCGCTCCACGCCGGATGCCCCCTCCACATTGGCGCTGACACAGCGCGCGTCCAGATGGCTGAGGTAGCTTTCCAGCGTCTCACGGCCAAAGTTAAAATCGTGGTTGCCAATAGTGACAAAATGATAACCCGCCAGATTCATCACCTGCGCGGACACCTTCGCACCCTCCACCGGCTCCCGGCTGAGCCAATAGGCAAAGGGGCTTCCCTGCAAAATGTCGCCACCATCCAGAATCAGGGTGTTGCCGTCGTGGGGGAAGGAGGAGGCGCAGCGGGAAAGTCCGGTGGTGCCGGGCGTCCCCGTTGCGTAATCCATATCGGAAAAATAGCCGTGAATATCGCTTGTAAAGCAGATCGTCAGATTTCGGTTCATAGAAATACTCCCTTGAAAAAGGCTTCGGCGTTGACGCGCCGAAGCCTTTATGTTAAATTATTGACCGTGCGCCAGCTTCCGGCGGATTCTGGTGGAGAAGAACTCAATGATCAGCGCCAGCACCATCAGCCCCCAGACGAAGGAGCCGACCATCGCCCAGCGGCGGCTGTTCAGGCACTGCACCAGCGACGCGCCGATACCGCCCGCGCCGACGAT